ACACGGTTAGTGGACTTCATGATGCGCTCAGCGGTGAAGACGAGCTCTTTAGGAATGATGAGTTTCATTCCGCGAACAGCGATCTTCAGGCCACGCTCATCGGTAAAGCCAGCGATATCAATAAGAGCCTGCTCGATAGAGGTCTCATTAAGGTCGGCAGCAGTAGCCAGCGTGTTGCTGAGGTTAGCACCACCCAAAGTGGGGTGAGAAGTGGAGAACAAAGTGACGCCGTCACCGCCAACAGAGGTTGAGAAACCGTTGTTGAGGATCGAAGCGGCTTTGATCTGCTTGGTTTGAGCCATAGAACGAGCAAGAGCACGAGTATAACGAGCGGCAAGCTTGTCATACAGGTTGTCTTCAATCGCCTCTTCCGTCAGAGAGAAAGCAAGAGCAATCGTCTCGTGGGTGTAACGGGCGGTGTAGACTTCCTGAGCATCGTCATAAGCCACGCCAGCGCCTTCGGATTTGGTCGGAGCCTCACCGAAGCCAGAAAGCATGACTTCTTCTTCGAAAGCACGATCCGAAGACTCAACGTCATAGATCGCAGTATGCTCATTGTCGTAGTTCTTGTACTCCATGCCGAACAAAGCGTTCAGGCCGGGCTCAAGTTCATTTACTAGTTGTGCGCGGGAAATTGCCATGATTAAGCTCCTTGTCCGGCAACACCAGCACTGCCGTAGAGATGTTCGTTAATCTTGACTATAACTTGGCAGTTAGTACCGACAACATTGTCAGGAGTCTTGAGAATTCCCACAATCTTCAGGTTCAATGCAGCGGTATTTGCAATAGTTGAGGAGTCAAGTTCCATAGTCGACAGACCGGTAACAGTGCTACCGCCGGTACCGACAACATCAGCATTCTTGCCGATGTCAGCAGCAACGATGTCTTCGTCAGCTTGGATTGAGAACAATTGATTAGGATCATCAATCACATCAGCTTGGATAATACCTGACGTGATGTTCACACTACCGGGGTAGTAATTCTTCCACGTGGGCTTACCAGTGTTGGGATCAATGTAGTTGCAACCGTTAAACACGCCGACAGCAGCCGTGTGCGAAGCGGGAGCAAACTTAACAATGTAGCCATCATAAATAGTGACGAGGTCACCTTTGTAAATGGCACCAGCCTGATTGTCAGCAATTTCGTAACCATACTGCTTCTGGGAACCAGTAGCAGAGAGATTACCCATTGCCCTCAGACCGTAAGGCTTGTCTAAGTTAGCCATTTTAGTCTTCCTTAAAAAGATTAGTTAGTAGTGGCCTTGGGGCCGCCGAAAGATACTCTCGACTGTCGCTCTGGGTTAGTAATACGCATGGAACCATGTGCATTAGACTTCAATAACTCATTATCGACAGCTTGTAATTGGTCACGAGTTCTTCCCTGATAGTAAGCATTTCGCTCTTCAGCCATCTCTACTGGAATCTTCGCTAAGAGAAGCCCACCAACGCCGATAACACCAGCATGGCGACCATCATCTACAGACGGAATCACGAAATCGGGATGCTCTTCGGCACGGACTAATTCATAGCCCTCTCGAAGTTTCCCAGCGACATTCACGCGGTCTTCTTGACCGCCTGCTTCGGCGCGAATCCATTTGTGCTTGTATCCCGGAGGAGCAGGAGGAGCATCAAGGCGTGAAGGAGGAGCCCATGACTTCTTCCGTACTGTTGCAGTCCGGGTTTCCGCTGAGCGCGGGGTGCGATCATTTGTAGTCATTTTCTATCTCCTAACGTACTTGGCGTACTCATCTAAGGGAACTCCCAATCGTCGAGCTATGCTTACCTCGCTTGGAGTCAGCTTTATCGACTTGCGTCCTTTTGCTGTGCTCGAACTGGATCGAGTGGCAGGTGCGACATTCGGGACGTTAGAAGTGTCGGCCTGAAATTTTTGCGGAAAAGCCTTTTGGACTCTCCGATCTAACTCATCATAATATTCATCGGACGTCAAGTCAAATCCTTCTGTAGCTAATTGATCATGGATCTTAAAAGCTCTTTTGGTCATCTCTTCATCCGTGCCAAACCACTCCCGCTCTTCGGCCCAAGCTTCGGCTCTAGGATCAGGCCTAGGCTTTTTTTGGGTTAATTCTACGGGCGGTGGTGGAGCAGCATATTGGGGTTTAGGGACTGTTTTTGCTGTTTTAAGCCTTTCCTGTTGCAATACCAACTGATTTAGCAACTTTTGGGCCTCTACAACGGCTTTTCCATCCCCACGCTCCACTGCATCTTGCAGATTAGCCTCCACAATCGATAACTGAGAGTTAATACGCCCCTCAGTCTCAGTCATGAAGCCTTGGTCTAGAGTCTGCGCCCGAGATTCTACTTGTTTGAGGTGCTTTTGAATGCTTGCAGCATATTCAACCGCTGCCTGCTCTCTTCGCTCCGATTCTCGTAGACGTGCGGTCATTTTATCCAACCGCTTCCTTACCCGTGCGCTGTATTCCTCATGTTCTTGGGGTTCAGCTGTGTTTTCTGCCTGCTTAGCTTGAGGTTCTTGGTTTTCTTCCTGTCCCTCTTCAGCCTCAAATTCAACATCAACCGACTGATTTTCATCCAAGTCTAATGGCAATTGTTCTTGATCTTCTGGCATGTCTTTCTCCTTATACTGCGTGAACAAGGTCGGCAGGATCAGAAATCCTTGCTAATACCTCGTCATCGTTGAGGATGCGTATTTCGCCACCTTCAATATTCAGTCTTGCTCCCGCATACCGAGCAAAAACAACCCAATCACCCTTCTGGCACCACGGTCCGGTAGGGAATTTTTCCATGTCTGAATAAGCTAACGGGCCTGTATCAATAACGTACCCGCAAACGGTAGCAACTTGCTGGCGTTCAACAGCCTGTTCCGCCAAATAAAGGCCGCTTTTTGTCTTCTTAGGCGGTCTAAACGGCAATACAAGCAATCTCCAACCAGTTGGCTTAGGCAATCGATCTACAACCGACTGATCTAAGTTGTTTGGGTCTAATCCACCCTCCTCTTCGGCTTCTTTTACCTCAGATTCACGGTCTTTCGCCCACTTTTGTTGCAAAGCAGTCATTTCTGCCAAGTTTTCTCTCCTTCTGCGCTGTTAACCAGCGTTTTGCTACTCTTCAGACTCCAACCGGGACAGAATTTCGTTGATTCTGTCTTCTATTAACTGCAAAGCTTCGACATTACCCACAAGTTGTTTGTAATGTTCCATATCTTTGACGTTCCCATAGAGCATGGCTTCGCCAATCTCTTGTTTACGTTTGCGAATCTCTTTTAAGACTATTTGTAGGCTCATTAGCAGATCTTCGTTAGGTTATTTGCGTCTTTTCGTTTGACATAACGTACTGAACCGCCGGTAGACAGATTCTTTGTCTTACCAGCTTTACTCAAAGCAATAGCAACAGCCTGTTTTTGAGCTTTTGCTTTGTTTTTTGGTTTCGATGTTCCAATGGACCCCTTCTTTTTATAGGAACCCATTATCTCGGAGATGTTGGAACTGATTGTTTTCTGGCTACTGCCTCGATCTAGGGGCATTTTGGGCCTGCCTTTCTGTCTGTTGGAGTCGAGCACGAGCGATCGCTGCTTTTTCTGCAGCAATCTGCTCTGAAGAAGCAATCTTTTGCTGTGCCAAAGCTGCATCCTGTTGCTGATCAGCCTGCTCAAGTTGCAGTTTTGCTTGGGATTCTTGAGCTTTACGCTGAGTATCCTGTGCTCGAAGCTGCAATTCCTGCTCTTTAAGCTGAATTAATGGGTCAGGAGCATTTGCACCCGACATTCCTTGATACAGCTGGCGTATTTCAGCCATGTTTTGAGACACAAACACAGCAACTTGAGCTTCACGCTGAATATCAGAAACTTTATCTTTAGCCTCCACGCCGTAAAGCTTGAAGAACTCGGCTTCCGCCATCTCTTCTGCCTTAATTGTGACGTGCTGAAGGATATGCTTCGTCAAAATAGCTCCTGCCAAGGGGTTCTGCTCAACTGCACCACCTATCACTTGCATGATGTGCGTCACGATGTGGGCATCATGTTGCTGACCAGCAAAGGCAGTAAGCGTCTTACCATCAAGAGCATCGGCATTCTCTGAAGCAGGATCCTTCGGGCGCGGGTGCAACGTGTCATCTGGCTTCAGCAGCATGTCGACATCTTTGGTTCCAATCGCCTCATACATCCTACGGAAGGCTTCATACAAATTGTGGATCTGTGGAGCGCTCATAGCCAGCTGAAGCTGCGTCTGAGCCATAGCAATTTTCTGGGCAGTCGAATAAATGTTGGGGTCTGCCACAGGAATTACGTCAACTCGTTCATCGAAGTCCTTCTTGAAGACTTTCCGGTCACCACCTACCACGTCATACGGATACTCAGCAGGTAAATACTGCGAGAAACAATCCGCCATCAACTCAAATTCAAGCTTTTGTGCGTAATGCAGGCGCTTATGGATACCTGACATAACCATTGCACCCCGCTCAAGCAGCGCAATTGTCGTTCCAACAGCCGCTTGTTGGTTTCCATCACCGACCTGAAGATCAGCAATAGAAGAAAGGCGTCGCCCCATGTCCATACAGAAGCCCATCAAGGTAAACAGCACCTGACTTGGCTCTTTGTACGGCAAAGGAAGCACAGAAGACGCTAATTCAGCACCTCCCGCATCAATATCTCGGAATTCACCCGGCTGTAACGGCTTATCTTGGTCTGCAATTCGCAAACCACGTGCTTTAAATCCAGCAGGTAGATTAGACAACGTACCGGCATCCAAAAGCTGTTGCAAAGCAGCAGTTGCCGCACGATTAAGGTTACCAATCAAGTGCACCAGTCCATAGCCCATGGATCCGGGGCCGGGAAGGAACTGATAGTGGACGTAATAGTTACGCGGCGCGTACGTATCGTCGTCTTCCTTCCAGTTACGGTAGATCGACAATACAGTACCTGTGTCCTTGTCTACAGTAATGATATACGGCAGCTTAATTCCATCCTTGTGCTCAAATCCCGGTACGTCATACAGAATATGAGCTTCGAGGAGCGTGAATTCTTCTTCCATACCGCTGGGCGATAACCCAGAAACTTTGTCTTCAGCGTCCTGAATGTCTGTTGTGTCTTGAACTGCAGGATTTAGTTCAATATCACGGTAAAAACCATTGATCTGGTTTTTCTTCAGCGTGTTTGCAGACATCTGCACAACTTGAATCGACCGCTCGTTTTCCCAAGGATTACTAGAGCCGTTATAAGGCATCACGAAGTTATCCGGTGTAATGAAGGGCGATACACAGCGCATCTTAGCGCGGTCAAAATAGACTTTTTTGAAGGCCGAGCCACCGTAGCCCACGTACCAAAGCATTTGGTCGTAATCCGGTGTGTACTCTTTCATCACGGTAGTAATCTGGTAGTTCATGAATTCCTTCACGCGCTCAGCTTGAAGTTCACGATTACGGTTGCTCTTACCAACGATCTGAGTACGCACAGGGCCACTCGAAGGCATTAGCTCACGCATAGCCTGAGAGCTAAATTGCAGAATGGCCTCAGTTAAAAGAGGTACATGTGCGCTTGCAGCACCACGGAAAGGCTTTGTTTTCTCTTCGTGCTGAAAGCCTAGAAGCTTCATTCCCTTGGAGTAAGTGTTTTCCCACTCCTCACGGCTGGAGACATCCATCTCATAGAGCGACAGGATATCTTCGCCAATATAAGCTAGCTCATCGTCATCAAGCTTTTCAGCAAGGTTCTGCTCGTGCTTGCTTTCATACTCTTCGTCTTCTTCGGGGCCAATGCTAACCGTTGCACCGCCGTCTTCGTCGTACTCAACCTCGACGTCTTCAGCTTCCATTGGAATAATTTCTTCTTCGACCTCAACAATCGTCTCACCCATAGGCAGATCCTCTGCCATCAGAGCCTTTTCAATGTTGTTGATCGCTGTCTTTTTGCTAGCCATTATGCTGCCCTATCATATAGTGGTTTATCAACCATGCCGCCTTTGGCAAATTTTAATCCTTTTTCAAGAATCTCTTTTTCTCCTTCTGGAGTTATAAAGATTCCTGAACGAACAACTCGTTTTCCTTCCCCATTTACTGTCATAACTTCAACCGCTTTAAAATTGGGACCTAAGCTTTTTGTTGTCGCTTCAACATACTTGTGTAGATCCTCGTACAGTTCAGGTTTCTTTGAATCTGCGCCCGGGAACAAAACTAGATCCCTGTTTCGTTTGACAGCAACATCAACCATGTTTTTGATCAAAAGATCACGCAAGGCCTCTTGGTTCATTAGGTTAAACGGTGTTTCAAATTGACGACCTCCCTCTTCTTTTACCGCTTTCTTCACCGCTCTTCTCATATCAGATTGAAGTTCTGTGGCAAATATTGCACCTTTTTTAGATTCCGGGAAGTCGTATATAGGGACGCGAGGTGGGCCTGACGAACCATAGGGTGCCAATATTGTATCGGTAGGTTCAAATTCAACAAATCTTGTGAACCCTAACTGTTGAACTTTAGTTCCTTTTGAGTTCATTACATGGATAGTGTCCTTCCTATCTTGACCAAAAGGAACTGATTTAGAAGCTTCCGCTTTAAACTTATCAGTTGCGTTTCTGATAGTTCGGTATACCTTGTTTCCTACATCTGCTTGATAAAACATTAAGACATCACGAAGAGCTTCATTCCTTAGCTTTTTAAACTCTGCAGCAGGAGTGTCTTCGTAATAAAGGGCGCCATTGTCAAACTCATCAATCCCAGCTGAACCATTTTTACTTAAAGCAAGTTTAGCTTTGTCTATCTGACCTCGAAGGTTGTCGGTCATCTTTCCTTGTTGGGTTAGTTCTTTTTCAAAATCTAACAATCCCTTAACTGTTCTAGCATGAGTGGCTCGACCAACAGATAAAAAATGCTTAGCTGAATCAAGGCCTCCTATGGACGCATAAGCATTTCTTCTCATCGGATCTTCAAACATCTGAAGATTAGTACGTAAATCGTCAAAAAGCTCTGGAAAATCTTTTCTTAAACCTTTTTCAACTGCATCTAGTTCTTTTGACCTTGGTGAACCTGTTGCATCAGTAAGATGTTTGGTTAATTTTTGCAGTTCCGGCATTTCGTCTAAAGCTTTATCTATCTCTGTCTTTAAAGCTGAAAGTTGTGAAGAAGGTAGCCTTTGTTCAAACTCTCGTGCTTTTTGTTGTAGCTCTTTTAATGCCTGTATTTGTTGATCTCCACCTATAAATTGGTAGGTCTCATTTAATCTGTGTACTTGACTGTCTATGTCATAAACCAACCCGCCTATGTCTTCTACTCCTTTTGGTGTATCCACTAAAATAGTCGTTACCCCCAAAGGATTTTCGTTCATATAGGGATTGTCGTAACTTTCAGAAAGTTCTAACTTACTGCTAACCGTAGTTTTTGCAATATCTTCTGGACTAATGATTTCTTGGGTAAACCTTTTGGGGCTCGTTCTTTCAAGATCACTGTAAATTTGAGACAGAGCTATTGGAGTATTGGGATCTTTGTTTTCAAAAATCTCGTCAATACGATCCTCAAGCACACGACGCTTGCGTCGCTCCATCTTCGATCCCAGTGATTGCTTGTACTGGGTGACCAATTGTTTTACCTCAGCAGGAGTAACTTCTTCTCTACCTAAGCCTTGCAAAAGACTTTCCAGTTCTCCTACAAAAGGTTTTGTGTCACTTCTTCCAAAGACATTGGTCTTTAACTCAGTGTTCGCTGTCTCATCTGCCAAAGTAACCGCACCCTTAGGCGGTGTCTTACCTAATGTTTCAATACCTTCAGCTAACTTACCAACAGCCCTCGGTCCAAGAGTCGGGTTTATCATTCCAGCAGCAAATCGCGCAAGAGTCTCTTCCCCCTCACCCGTAGGCTTCTCATAGATCCCTGCCTGTACACCCTTGTCAATCAAGTACTCACTTCCGCCAATAGGTTTTTCTGAACCAAGACCAAACGGCTCCAATGCCATGTTGATCACATCGACGGGCGCTCCGAGCAAATCTGCAGGACTGTATTGGACGCCCCGTCGGATTGCATCAACGGAACGCCCGAAACCCTTTTTTGCTTCAGCCATGCTCCTATCGCCAGTGTCACCAAACATCTGCATGTCTACTTCTTCAGCCGAAGGGCCGCTACCCTTGGCTCTTTCTACTGGAGGCTTGTTTCTTTCTTGCTCTGCTATAGCCCTGTACCGAGCAAGCAACTCGTCTTCATTAGCATTTAAGTCATCAGGGTAAAGACCAAAGGCTAGTGCAGAGGGCCATCCGGTACCTTTCAGTCCGGCTAATAAAGTTGTTGGCGGATTTACCATAATATCTAATGCGCCTTTGCCAACACCACGCCAATCGGTTTCTTCTAAGAACTTACGCACCGTCTCAAGCGCGTCACTTCCATAAGACTTTTTTGCCTCACCGCCTTTTTCAAACATTGTTACAGGTTGGGGAGCAGGGGCTGGGACTTGATCTTCAGGCAACGGAGGTGTGGTTGCTGTTACAGGAGGTCCCGGTAAGGCTGGCGGAGTAACACTAGTAATGTCATACCTTGTCCTTAGGTCATCTGCCGTAGGTACATCTGCAGGTGTCTCCGTATACCCGGGGAATGTCGGTGGCGCTTCCGGTGTAGCAGGTGCCCCATCCGGTGTAGTGGGTGTACCACTAGGTGCTACGCCAGCAGAGGGTTGAATAAGTGGCACTTGAGACAAGGCATTAGAAGCTGTACCCGCTCCACCAGCGTTCGGGACTTGGAACACAGGCACCTGAGCCATTTCATTGGAAGCAACACCGGCCTGCAACGTCGGAATA